TTATATTCACCCCATTTGACGAATGTATGGTCATTCTCGGGAATAAAGATTTCGTCATTAGAGACAGAGGAGACTGCGCAAGCAAGCTTCATCGCATTTTCTGGAATGAGTTCTTTTGCAGCAACTTCTTTTGTTGCAGAGAAGGATGTCTGTTTCTCGTCAGACATGAGATTTGAAATGTCAAACTTGCCTCGACCAACTTTTCTGGCCCGTTTGATAAAGGCTTCATCAATTTCCCTAAACTTAAGGGAATGAGCCCGACCAGTGTCAAAGATGGTCTTTGACGACACGCTTTGTGGATCGTTGTTGGCGAACAGGTCTTTGAGGACTGCGGCTTTTTGTTGGGATGTCATAGTTTGGTATGTTGTGGTTGGTTTTGCTTACAGGATGATTATACACTAAAATTCACGATTTGTACATAAGAAAATGATAAAAAATTCACTTTTTTTCACTTTTTAGGCAATAAACTCAGCGAATTTATTCAAAAATACCCTTGAAACACGTTTTTCGGTGTTGAATTTAGCAAAATCCTTGGCAATCTTATTTTGTGACGAGTTGTCAGTCACATCCTTAGAGAAGCCATCGCTCACAAATTCTTCACCGTCCTCATTGATGTCAAGGTTATTTTTGGAATCAAACACAAAATAGGCGTCATATCCAAAGCCACCTTGAATTGCAAGACATTTTTCTTTCTTAGCAGTTTTTTGAAGAGTATTAAACTCAATCACTCCTTCCGACCAAGACATGCCATCTTTTCTGCTGCGAAGTGCGGTGATGCAGTTGTTCTTATAGTCTGACTTGTAGTTCGCAACATAGAAGCCAATTGCTGTAGTGTCGCACGTAGTTTTGAGACTCTTCATGAGAGTAGAATACAGGTTTTTGCCTGATGAGAAAGCCATCTCAACTTTTTTGCCATAGAGTGGGAGTACCTTTGTAGTGTTCCATGGGCGAGGATTGACATGCTCATATTCTTCACCGACTTCATTTTTATAGAATCGGGTTGGACCGGAATCACCGTCTGTCAAGAAGATTGTATTCATCTTTTGAACTCGATGAGTCTCACGAAAGCGTCGAACAATTTCATGCGCGATGATGATCGTTTCATAGAGCGGAGTGCCATTCATGACTTCATGACTGCTGTTAAATGCCAGGTCTCCGCGACCATAGGCATCGCGCCAGACAGTCTGTGCTTTCATTTCACGACATGCGGTTTCATAGTCTGCTTTCTTCATGCGTGAGTGCAGCAGTTGAAAAATGATTGTGTCAGAAAAGTCGACGTTATGTCCAGGCAAGGTGCATTGAGGCTCTTTAGGCGAGAGATAGCGACTCGTAAAGCCATAGACCTCAAATGGAATGCCAACAGCCTTGCAAAATGCCACTAGTTGAAGAGTCTGCACAATAACCCGACCGATCGTGTCTCGCATTGATCCAGAATAGTCGATGAAAAACACCATGCCGTGGTTTTTAGCATCAGCGAGTCGAGTCACACTCTTAAAAATCTGATCTTCAAAGCGATAGGAATGCAAGCGATTGACGTCGATTGAGCCGGTCGCGGACCGTGTTGCCCGGCTATACTGGTAGGCTGCTTTGCGGCGCTCAAATTCTTTGACGAGAATTGAGACATGCTTTTTGGTCGATGCAGTAAAGTCAATCCAATCTTCTACGACGCGGTCAGAAGTCATGACTGTTTGGTAGCGATAATAGTCTTTGCGACGAGCATCCATAATCTCTTCGACTGGAACAATCGCTGACATCATGTCCTTGATGCACGGAGGATTGCATGTGACGTGTGTCGTTTCTACGACTTGCATGTCTTGCAGATTTTTCTCTACCTCACGCAAAGTTTTTGATTGCAGCTCTTGAACCACCGCAGAATGTCCGCCTTCAGTTGAAGAGTCTTGCGAGTCTGAAGAAGTGTTGCCGTTGTCGATTGGACTAGATGCCGACCGTGCATTTTTGTCGGTTTGTTGCTTAGATTCTTCTTCACTGTCGCCACACTCACCGTCGGGCGTTTCGTCAGTGTTGTCGTCATATTCTCTGTCTTGTGAATCTGAATTCGAATTCGAAGAGTTGGAGCCCTGAGTAGGGTCAATCTCGTCATCGTCTCCAACTTCAAATTCTTCAGAGTCTTGTTGTTGATGAGACTGTTGAGTTTTGGGTTTTTCTCCTTTGACCATTTCAGCAATGTCTGCACAAATTTCCAAGACTTCGTCATAAGTGTCTGCAGCGAGACAACGCTTGTAGATCTCAGTCTCTTTTTCGTTGAGAGGCACATCGACTAGTGCACCGATTTTGGCTCGCAAGTTGAGACGATCTGCAAATCCAAGAGTTGAAAGATCGACACCCGAGATTTTGAAAAAGTCACGTTCGATGAAGTGACGATAGCCATTTTTGAAAGAGAGCACCAATCCTGGATATGTGTCTCTCACAAGACGTTCAATTCGAACGTCTTCAACGATGTTGCCAATATCAAATGGGAGATTAGGAAACTTCTCTTTGAAGCGAGTCACTGCATCTTCAGGAGTATAAAGAGCATGCCCAACTTCGTGACCAATAAGGAGGTCAGAAACACTCTTATTGTCTGTATTCCAAGTTGGAAGACCAAGCACTCGATTTTTGACATCGAAGAATGCGGTCTTATAATTGCCAATTGCAACTTGGATATTCTCTTTGGCCAAGAGTTTGGCTAGGACCGTTTGGGACTCACGATTTGCTACTGCAACCATTGTGAGACTATTCTAGCACAAAACAGGGCACTTGTAAATAAAAAAGTGCAAAAATGTGAAAAAAGTTGCGGATTATTGACCACCAAAGGGTTTGGGGGCCGTGTCCTAGACCTTTTCTTTAATTTTTGTGAAGTTTTTAACCTTCTGGAACTCAATTTTTTGGTCAAATTTGCCCTCCAAGAGGTCTTGCTTATGACTAATCACAAATATGCGGGTGTCTTCATCAAGCGTACCCATAATTTTTAGAAGGTTGTCAACACCATCCGCGTCTAGACTTGCGTCAAATACCTCGTCAAGTATAAGCAGATTTGTGTTGCTGCTGTTTTTCATCTTTGCGACCTGTCTCCATGCAAAGAGCAGACTCAAATCTATCCGTTGTTTTTCTCCTTCACTAAATGAACTATAAGAAAAGTCGTCGCGATGACGTGAGCGTATCGTTTCGGTAAAGTTTTCATCGAGTGTAAAGAGCACAAAAAAGTCAAGGACTTGAAGATAATGATTTATGAGTTTATTCATAATCGGCAGATACTGACGAATAATTTTTGTCTTTATTCCAGTGTCCTTTAAGAGTTCGCCAATCGCTTCATTGTACATACGCTCTTCAAGTTGACTCGCTTTGAGCTCTTGAAGACGTTCATTTTCTGAATGTAAGCTTTCTAGTGCAGTGTGTGCTGACGCAGTTTCAGATGCTTCGTGCTGCGTTGATAGCAGTCGTGTGCAGTCCGCGACCCGTTTTTCAAGCCCAACAATCAAATTTTGGTTGCTGTGTATTTTAGATTGCAGTGCATTCAACCGTTGCAGTTCAGTCGACACGGTTTGTATCTCTTCACTTGTCTTTGAGAGCGACTCTTTTAGCTTGTCATAGCCATGATTTAATTCTTGTGCGCTGTGTTTGCATTCAGAAATTTTAGACGAGCGAGTGTCTTCGCTTATTGATTGACTGCAGGTCGGGCACTCGGTGTTGTTTTCATAGAACTGGGAGTCAGAGACAAGCTTTTTGATGTTGTCTCGTATCTGACGCTCATAAGACTGCAACGAAGCACGGGTCTTTTCATGACGCTTTAGCGTCTGCGAAGTTTTGCCATATCTCTCATTGTATTCAAAACTCAACAGCCCATTTTCCTCCATGAGCGTTGAGATGTCATATTGTAGAGCAGCAATCTCTTCTTGATATTGAGCCGCTGTGCTTTCATTCAACTGTTGCAGATGTGTGATATGTTTTTTCTGCAGGTCTATCTTTTCCTTTAGTGTGTACAGCGCATGCTCAGTGTCCTTTAGCGAGTCTTTAAGTTTTGAAGAGCTCTCTTTTAACAGCGCATTCATCTTGCTAAAGACACCAATGTCAAGCAGGTCTTCAATAACCTCGCGACGATTTTGGGTGCTGAGCTGCATAAAGGGCACAAAGTTGCTGCTGCCAAGTACAACAACCTGATGAAAGCTCTTGTGATTTAGCTTTAAGATGTTTGTCTCAAGCAGCTTTTGATAGTCACGTGAGTGCGACTCCTGATTGATCATGACACCGTTTTGCCAAATCTCAAAGATATTTGGCTTGAGTCCACGAACGATCTTGTATTCAGACGCTCCCATCTTGAAGACTACAGTGACGAGACAATTTTTGCCGTTGATGCTGTTTACAAGTTGTGGCTTGTTGATGTTGCGATGCGGCTTGCCAAAGAGCACAAACGACAGAGCGTCAAGCATGAGTGACTTGCCAGAGCCATTGTGTCCAACTATGAGTGTAGAGCGACTCTCGTTGAGAGGCATGGTAATTTCATTGTCGCCTACACTCAAAAAGTTACGATAGCTTAGAGAGATGAATGTAATCATATGCCTTCAATGAGTTGAGATTCAAGATAGAGTTCTTGCAGTTTAGACTTTATGCGTGTTTTATTAAGGTCAGTTTCAATCGCATCTACATAGCTGTTTAACAGTGACGGAGTATCAGAGACTTCAAGAGACTCATCATCAATAGCGTCGGCTGAATATTCTACAAAAGATTCTACAATCTTGAGATCAAATGGCTCTGCACTGTTTATGCTGTCTATATAGCGATCAAAGGAGTAGGGATCTTTTTTCGTTGCGACCACGACTTTGACATAGGTGCCAGCGACTTCTTTTGGATCGACTGTTGAGACACTGCCCAACGAATCGTCATAGACGAGGCGGTTAAAGAGTGTAATGTTGTTACGAACTGGCGTAAGTTCGCGAGTAGTGCTGTCGAGTATATGAAAATACTTGGGGTCGTTGCAGTCTGCCCACGTAATCTCGTATGGCACTCCGAGATAGTGAATGTTATCACGACTGCTCTTTGTATGATAGTGTCCAGAGAGTACCATCTCATAGCGAGAGAAGAGATCAGGTGACATGCCGTGACTTACAGCAGGCGCACCCTTCATCATTTCGAATCCAGAGAGCTCAAGGTGTGCGGCAAGTATAGGAGCAGCTGCAGTCTCTATAAATGAACAGGATTCTGCATAGTTTTCAGGAGTGATCCACGGCAGCAGAGCGACAGAGAGTCCGTCATAGTCCTTTACAACTGGTGACATATGAACGTGCACTCGATCACTGTGATATTGCAGCAGCTCAGTAAGGCTGCAAAGTGAGTTAGTGTTTCTAAAAAATACGTCATGATTGCCAGGAATAATATCCATGGTCATGTCATACTCATCAAGTCGATTAAGAAACATCTCACGATTGCGTGCAAGCACTTTATAGTTCACATACTTGCGATGCTCAAAATAGTCGCCTAGGTGCAATATGTGTTTGATGCCGCGCTCCACACAGGTTGGAAAAAACACTTCATTATAGAAGCGCTCAGTATAGTCAAGAAACACGTCACTGCCGTTTTTTACACCGGCATGGGTGTCCGTAAGTATTGCAAGATTCATGCGATAAAATCGTCGAGTGCACCAATTGTCTCTTTTGGAAGGGCAACTTTCTTTTGAACGCGCGGAGTCGCTTTGCTTTCCTCGTCACACTCTTTATAGAACGCGTCATTGCGCTGTCTCATCTTTTCAACTACAGACTCACCAGTGAGATCCTCGTCATCAAACTCTGCAAAGTTGCCAATACCACCCTTTTCAATCAAGAGTTGTTTGATGTCAGCCTGCTTCTTTTCCTTTGCAATGCGACGCAAAAATGCATACCAAGAAATTTGTGTAAAATATGAAAATGCATTTGGGTTGCCGGTACGTGTAGGCTTGTTGATGTCATAGTTCATGATGGCCTTGATGCAATTTTCTACGGCATCCATAACCATGTCTTCACGATAGCTGTAATTCATAAAGTTTGGGCTGCGGGACAGACCGTTTGCGATCTTCAAGAAGCATTCTCCAATATAGTTGGTAATTTGCTGAGGCTCTCGACCCGCATCTTTAGCAGCTTGCACCCCCTGTACATATTCAACTACTGCTGCAGAGAAAACTTTATTGTTGACATAATCGTCACCGCGTGATTTTCGTTTAGCTTGTTCACTTTTCATGGCTTCATTATATACTATATTTTGAAAATGTAAATGTTTTTTTACATGCACTCGCATTTTCTTATTTACATCCTTTTAGAAAGTGTGTATAATAATCTATGATTGTTAATTATACATCAGTATTCTTCCAACGATCTAAAAAACTATTCCATAATTCTTCGTCACTCTCAAATGAATCCTGTTTATCAAGTTCAGGTGATGATGAATCAAGATCTTCATGATCCTTTAATAATTCACTCATCATAAGAGTCAATAGACGGTCATATATAAGACTTTCTGCATATCTCAATTTGACTGACTGTGAAGTAGAAACCATACACTCTATACAATGATGGTATATTGTTGCAGTCTCGGAAGAGTTTCCTGAAATGAATGGAATCATCTTATCAGCAAATTGACCGTCTGCACTCTGTATCTTTTTAATCTCTAGTGCACAACTCAAACACACTCCGTCAACGTCTTCACTCGCAAATTCTCCTATGACAGTCTTGCCACTCGTCAAGACATATATTCTGACATCATGACTGTTTATATTTTCTGGTAGTTTATGTTTCATGTCAATGGAATCTCATATAATTTATAGTCAAAACCTTCGCGAGCATAGATGCGAGTACGCTCTACCGCATGCTGGAGTGTATAGTTCTTTTTCTTTTTCCAACTAAAGTCATCCGAGATGTCATATATGGTAGTCGGTCGACCGTCATCTGACTTTCTCAAGCCACGACCAATACTCTGAAGCACCCGTATCTGACTCTTAGTTGGAGCTGCAAAGACGATCTGATGCAGGTTTTTAATGTTTATGCCCGTACTGAATGTTCCCATACTTGCCACAATAATTGCATCATTCTGAGTCTCTACGAGTGAGCGTATCTCTTCACGAGCCTCAGCACCAACTTCACCAGACACATAGAATATTTTACGATTGATATCTGCTGACATCTTCTGCAGCATGTCAAAGAGTGGTTTGCCATGTTTCTCTACGAGGTTAAAGAGTATCAGCGTATTGCCTTTTTGATCGAGTGCAAGTTTGCATATAAAAGTATTTCTTCCCGAGTGGGTGACAATGGCATCAATCTCACTCTGATAGTCCATCTTGGATACAATCTTTCTCAACTCATCACTGTGTTTACAGACAAGACATCGTATCTTGCATGACGCAAGAGTGTCATTGTCCATAAGTTCTTTTGTTGTGATGACACGATGAGTCGGCCCAAATGCACCGACAAGTACACGCTCATTACACAAGCTGCCATCAAGTGTGCCAGTAGTGCCAATACGCACATGGGCATTCACACAGGCATTCATGATTGTATTTAGGCTCTTAGCTTTAAACAAGTGAGCCTCGTCTCCCAAGACCATGCCAAATTGACGGAACCATCCTTTTTGCAGCGTAATGGCACTCTGCCATGTTGATACAATCACACGTGCAGAAATATCATGCTTTTCCATGCCTGAATAGATCTTATGAGTTTCACTGTCAGCGTCAAAGCCGTCATCGAGTGTTGAATAGTCTGCAAAGTCTTTTGTCATCTGTTCGACAAGCGAAGTCGTAGGAACTATAACCAAAATTTTGTCGTCATGATGCTGCAGATACCAGCGAATGCACATGTATATTATGAGACTCTTTCCAGAACCAGTAGGCGATATCACGAGACTGCGTCCTTCCGAACAGGCATGTGCATAGGCATCCAACTGATAGTCCCGAGGGGAGATCACTTTCCCATCGTTTGTCAAGATTAGAGATTTTGTATAGTCTAAGCAGGACTCCTTACTAGGCAATGACACAGATGTGATATCGGCATGGCACTGCGCGGCATAGTTTCTATCCTTTGCAAACTTCAACACTTCAAAGAGCAGGCCGTATGGCAACCGACCAGTACGTGAATCATAGAGACGCACCTTGCCGTCCCACATTTTATTCCGATACAGCGGCATAAACTTGTAGCCCTCAGCATAAAACGTAAAATGCTCTGAAAGCTCCATAAGTGCTCCAGAATCAGATGAAGAGACTCGTATAGCGGTCTCATCAACTTTATGTATGTTCAGTGTAGACATCAAGCTCCAGACACAAATCGTCTGTGGTCAATAATATTTTTAATTGTTGTGTGTCTCCATTTGATATTGTCCATAATATCTTTTAAAGCCTCGACAATAGTCGTTTGATATTCAATTTGGCCCTGCAGTTTCATAATGTCAGAGTCGGTACTGTAAAAGAGTTCCATGTCACTCTTAAGTGGTTTGCTCATACCGGCAAAAGGATCATAAGACCAACCACGAGAGTCCATCTCTTCTTTGGTCATCTTGCCATTATAGTAGAGCCATTTGTCTTTGCGCAGATGTGCCATAGAGAGCTCTTTCTTTTTCAAGTTTAGCTTTGCAAGGCTGTAGAGCTCTAGATATTTCGAATGTAAGCGGGCACAAGCGATGCTCGTGCTGTCAAGGTTAACTTCGTCAATGACACTGTCAACTTCCCATGTTTTTAGCAATTCTTCAAGTGATAGCATAATGTAATATAGTATATATCAAGTTAAAAATTCAAAATAGTCATAGCGGAAAGTAACGTCTACAAAAGCATATTCTGATTCGGTGCCCTGAACGTTAAATTCGAGTCCTCCTATATTTGTAGGAAATGCATTTGCAAACCGAATGCTACGCGATATATTGTTATGATTGGTCAAAAAGTGTAGTGTAATATCATGTATCTTTAACTCCGCTGCAGAAACGTTTGTGTGGAGCCAACCAAAAATCTCACGATAGGACTCTAAACGTTCATCTATCGCTACTCGTATTGTTAACGGGTCATAATTTAATTTGTCTCCTGGCACATATCCCATTTGATTGCGATATCCAGTGGTCACTTCTGGCAGCGATACACTTGGAAAACTTGCACTCACTGCAAAATATTGAGTGTGTTTAAAATCTGACGAATTGTGTATAGAAAGCTTAAACCCAGTTAACGCTAATAAATTCGAATCTATCATACTATTATTTATGTAAAAAAAGAGGCTACCCTTTCGGATAGCCTCTAATTTTAAGGTTTATACTAAATCTAATTAGTATGTGTCTGAACCGTTAATTCCAGCAACAGTGAATGTACGGAAGTATGGGTTAGCGCGATTAGCACCCTTACCTTCATCGTCGGTTGGGCTACCGGCGAATGGGTTAGCAACGAGACCATAACGTGTCTTGAAGCCAATCTTTGGTTGGAATGTGTCTTGATCGACAGCACGAACCATTGTGAGTGGAACGTATGGGCAATAGAAGATACCTGCGTCGTATGCGTTTGTACCGCGATAGCCAACAGTTACATAGTCATTAGGTGCAAATGGATCGATAAACACCTTAAGGCGACCATTGATCATACCAGCAAATACGTTGCCAGTGTCGTCAACATTGAGGTTAGTTGAGAGTGCTGGAGCATAGTCAAGCACACCAGCGGCTGCAAGAGCACTTGCAACATTGCTGCTGCAAAGTACGAAGTTTGCTTTACCACGACGTGTTGCCTTAGCAACTGCATTTGCTTCAACTTCAATTTGGAAGAGAAGTGACTTGAACTTCTCAACCGCCCAACGACCATCAGCGTCTTGATCAAGGTCAAAACTTCCTAAGTTATTAGGACCACCAAGGATTGCCTTATCATTAACAACCTTGATAACTTCACGGTTGATTTCAGCAAGAATTTCTGTGCTGAGGATATTAGCAAGTTCTGCTTCTGCATCAAGGCCGTGAACAGCCTTAAGGTCTTGAGCAAGTTCCATTGAGTATTCTGCTTTAAGAGCACGTGTCTTTGCAGTAACTGTAGTCTTGTCAACAGTAAAGCCCATTTGAGCAAAACCAGTAGTAGTTTTTGCAGTTTCACCAGTGAGTCTTTCACCAGCTCCAGTAGATACTGGTCCGGAGAAGTCCTGGACTGGTTCGTTGAAGAGTGCTTCACCTGCAGGAAGTGCAATGTTAGCACCATTCGCATCTTGATAGCGGCTGCGCATTGCAAAGATCAAGCCAGTTGGCATGGTCATTGGCTGAACACCAGCAATATCATAAGCAACGATGTTTGGCATCGCACGGCGAACAAGGCTAATGAGAACTGGATCCCAGGTCTTGATGTCACCGGAACCAGCTACTCCACCACTGGTTGCGCTGTAGTTGTTTTCTGACAGATAAGCAGCTTGGGAATTTTCTTCCTTGAGTGCTTTTTCTTGGTTTTCAAGAAGAACTGCAGTAATTGACTTACGATAGTTGTCCTTGAACTTAGGGGCGTCTTGAGCCTCAAGAATTGGGGCCCACTTTTTTTCTAGTTGTTCTGAATTAAACATAATAGTATTTTTTCTTTGTTTGTTGTTGTTGTTGTTTGGGGTTGGAACCTTTATCCTTGTGTTGGAACAGTGGCTTCATTTGCCTTGTTCAAACGGGATAATGCGGTCAAGTATTTTTGCATTGCAGGTGAAACTGTTTCTTCTTGAAGAGACTCGTTTTCTACAATTGTTTCGGTTGTGATGTAAGAATCTTCATTTGATTCTTGAAGTGTCGTTGTTTCCTCTTCTAAGACTCCTTTGAGGTAGAATTCCTTGATGGTCTCTACTTTTTTACGATAGGAAGTTTCAGATGTATAGACTACGTCTTCTACAAGTGATTGAAGCTTGGCTGCTTGTGTGTCAGCGAGATCGCTTGACGCTTCAGCAAGAATTTTTTCACGTGTGAGACGCTCGACGCGCTCGTTAAGAGCAGCAACGGTTTCTGAAGTGACTGCCGCTTCGGCTTGAAGTGTTGCAACTTGTTCTTCCATCTCAGCGACAAGATCTTTCTTAGCCTCTGGAACTTCGATATAGTTTTCAACAAATACGGTCTTGAGTGACTGTATAAAGTTTTCAGCAATCTCGGTGCGTAGGCCAGACTCGATCGCAACAGCATTGTCTGCTGCCCAGCTTTCAACCGCATAGGTCAAATAGCTGTCGATTTTGTCGACAAGTTCTTCTTTGATTGATTCAACTTCTTCGATGAGTGTAGCTGCATAGCTTTCTTTAAGGGTCTCTTCAGTCTCTTTAAGTTTGCTCTTGAGAGCGGCTTCAAAGATTGTAGTGGCCTTTTCTTTAAACTCTTCAGTTAAACCTTCTTCAGACTCTACAAGACGTGTGATGTCAGATGAATCGATTGTGATGTCAATGTCTTCCATCATCTCTTCTTCATCAGACTCTTCACCAAGTCCACTTGTAAGCATACCAACCGCGGCACCATAGTCACCGTCAGCCTTTTTAAGTATGCCTTCAATCGTCTCCATAGCTTTCTTCTCATCATAGTTTTCACCATGAGCAGACTTTAGCACACCTTGAGCATATTTTGTAAACTCTTCATCAGAATTTACTTCAGCTTCAACGATTTTCTTGCCTTCGTTCATTTGTTCCTCTTCATCTTCGTCTTCATCCTCTTCGTCATCTTCTTTTTCGGAGTCACATGATTCTTCTTCATCAGACTCTGATTCTTCTTCGTCTTCTCCCTCTTTCTTACACTTAGCTTCACTGATCTCGGCAACTTCCTGATCAAGCTCTAAGTTTTCGTCAAGAGAAAGTAATGTTTCTTCATTGATGTCTTCGATGACATCTTCTGTATTTTCAATTGATGTATTTTCCATATTACTTTTTTCTATTGTTTAGAGTTTGGAGAGGAAATCAGACCAGACCCGTAGCTGTGTCTCTGCGAGACGGGCAGATGAGGCTTTTTTGATTTCTGTCTCATAATTTTCAAGCTGTTGCGCCTTTAATAAGCCATTATCCCAGATCCATTCAACACCTTCCATGATTCCGTTTACAAAAGCAGACGGTGCACTTGGGTCTTGAACGATATCAACTGTCGACAACACAAAGTCATCATTGACAACGGTTTGGCCATTTCGAGTTGCAACGGTTCCCATACCACGACTAGAAACGCCTAGTTGACAACCACCTTCTAAAAGTCCTTTCACAATTTTACCCATCGGTGTGTCAAGTATAAGCGCTTTTCCAACAACATCATTGCCGTTCCAATTTAGTTCGGTAATG